GGCAGCTCGGCGACGCCGTGAACGGCCCGCCGCGGGCGCTGCCCGGCCGCGACACCGAAAAAGCCTGCCAGCGCATCGTCGCCGACGCCGCCACCATGTTCGGCTGGAAGCGCTACCACACCCACCGCTCCGACTTCTCCCCGGCCGGCTTCCCCGACGAATTCCTCGTCCGCCCCCCCCGCATCGTCATCGCCGAACTCAAGTCGGCGCTCGCCTACCGCAGCAAAGACCACGGCTGCAGCCCCGAACAGCTCCACTGGCTGCAACTCCTCCGCGACTGCCCCGGCGTCGAGGTCCACATCTGGCAGGCCGCCGACGCCGAAACCATCGCCGCCACACTCCGCTAACCACCCCCGGAAGGACCGTGATGCCCGATGACCCGCCCTCGCCGCTACCGATCCTGCCCGCCCTGGTCCTCGACATTGTGGCCGCCGCCTACGGCCTCACCACCGCCGACCTGACCGGCCACAACCGGGCCCGACCCCGCGGCGAAGCCCGCCGCGTCGCCTACCGCCTCCTCCACGACGAATCCCGGCTGTCCTGGCCCGGTGTCGGCCTGGTCATGAACCGCCACCAGACCACCGGCCTGGCCCAGGCCGCCCGCGCCGACCCCGCCGCCCTCGAACTGCTCCGCCACCGCCTCCACCTCAACGGCTCCCAAGGCTCCCTCTGGTGAGCGCCCAGGCCATGCACCGCGTCTGCACGCACGGCCCCGAGGATCACAAGATGTTCCGTCTGGTGATCGTCGTCGCTGATTTCGCCGACGCCGCTGGCGCCAACGCGGCCGTCGGCGAGCGTCTGCTAGCCGAGCGCGTCAAGGTCAGCCGGGGCCGGATTCACAGCCTGATCCTGCAGGCCGTCGACGAGGGTTGGCTGGCCGTCCAGCAGCCCGGCGGACCCCGCCGCCGGGCTGTGTATAACCTCGGCCAAAACCTTGTTCGTAAAACAAATACGCTCACCGTGGTGAGCGCTGCGCTCACGGCTGAGCACTCAAAAAAACCATATCTGGCTCGATTTGACGCTCAGAAAAAGCCACGGACGGTCAACGGTGTTGGACGTAGCAGTTCGCGCCGCCCGCCTTCGCGGGACGGGCGGGCGACTGCTGTGGATAAAGGCCCCCACCCCGATGTTCCGGCCGACCCCTCCCCGAACCGTTATCGCGGCTTTCGCGACTGGACCGCTGAGCGTCTCAACGGCGACCAGACATGAGCGGCTACCCTCCATCGGATCGGCCAGAAATGAGCGACCCCGAGCCGCGCTCGAAGAGCGACTACGCCCGGTTGTGGATCGAGATCATGCGCCGCCAGCTGCGCGGCGAATGGCCACCCGCCGACCCGCCGCCGGTCGACGACGACCAGCTTCTCGGCGACGACGACCCGCCGTTCTAGGCGAGGGTTCGGGTGTCCGAGCAGCCAAGCGCAGCCTTCTCGGCGGCGCTGAGTTCAACAGTGTTGATATCGAGCTGGCGGACCCGGCCGTCGGTGCCGTAGAAGGCGTTGAACTGCCATTCGTACGCGGACCACGACGCCTGGTCTGCGAAGCTGTCGTCGGTCGGCTGGCCCATGACCGCGTACAGCTGCGCCTTGGTCATGCCGGGCTGCGCCTGGCACCATTTCGTCGCCCAGGAAGCCGCGACCTGAGGAGTCGGCTGGGTTGGGTCGACAGTGGCGGCGGCGGGCACGCTGGCCGTGCTGGCCGTCTTAGCGGCGCTGCCGCCGCAGCCGGCCAGCAGCATGCCGGTAGCGCCGAGCGCGGCGATGGTGAGAGTGAACTTGGTAGTGATCATGCTGTGGTCATCGACCCCGACCGGCGTGGACTTTAGAAACCTTTGTGGACTATGCCGTGACATGTAGGCCATACCTGCCGTACCTGCCATAGTTCTAGGCTGCACGCCGAGGTGATCCGTATGGCCATCAGCAACAGCCGCCGCCAATCCCTGCCCGCCTCCAAAGTCGGCTACCCCAAAGCGTCACGGGTTGGTGGTAAGGGCCGCAACGCCTACCCGCTCGACACCAAAGCAAGAGCCCGTAACGCCCTGGCCCGCGCCGCCCAATCCAACACGGCCGGCAATTACCGCACCATCGAACGCAAAGTCAACCGCCTCTACCCGTCGATCACCACCCGTCACCACCAGGGCCGATGACCCGCTGGGATCCGCGTCTGACCACACCCGGCTACCGCCGTCTCAGGTTGGCCGTGCTCGACCGTGACCGCTGGGTGTGCCAGATCGGCGGGCCGGGCTGCACGCAGGCGGCTACCCAGGTCGACCATGTGGTGGCCCGGGCCGACGGCGGCGACTGCTGGGACCCCCGGAATCTGCGGGCCGCCTGCCGCACGTGCAACGGGCGGGGTGGGGCGCTGCGCACCAACGCGGCCCGCTACCGCACCGGTGTCGCCGACTATGTGAGCCGGTTCTAAGTGCTGGTCGGGGCCGATTTTTTGGTGGGAACAGGCCCGGGCATCCCGCACACACTGTCTTTTTGTGTCCGATATGGCCAGGGTCGGCCGGGTTCGACCGGGATCGGATGGGTTGGTGAGTGATCGGGTTCGGATGCGGCGCAAACTGGGCCGGATCGAGGCGGGCCTCGAAGTCGACCTGCTCGATCGGGGCGATATCAAGCGTGGGGAGCGGGCCGCGCTTCGGGCTGGCGCCAGGGCGGTCGATATCGCCGAGGCGCTGTCGGACCCGGATCTGGTGGTGAGGGCGAATGACGGCTATCTCCGTCTCCGGGTCGCGGCCGGTCTCACCGCCGGCGGGTCGAAGCCGGTCGACGCTTTCGACGCCCTGCTGGCCGACCTGGCGCGGGCCGGGCCCGGCGCTGGCGACACCGCGGACGGCTAGCCGGGCGACGTTCGGGCCGGCCGTCGCGAAGCTGGCGGCGGCCACCGGGCGGCCGTTGATGCCGTGGCAGGAGTATGTGGCGGAGGTGGCGTTGGAGGTCGACGAGGCGGGCCGGTTCGCCTATCAGCTGGTTTTGGTGACGGTGCCCCGCCAGTCGGGGAAGACGACGCTGTTCGGGGCGGTGCTCGACCATCGGGCGCTGGTGGTTCCTCGGGCGCGGTGCTGGTTCACGCAGCAGTCGGGCAAGCACGCCGTGGACTGGCTGATCAACGAGCATTGGCCGCTGTTGGCGGCGTTCGCGCCGAAGGTGCATTTGCGGCGGGCGGCGGGCTCGGAGCACATCAAATGGTTGCCGTCGGGTGGTCTGATTCGGCCGTTCCCGCCCACGCCGGACGGTCTGCACTCGAAGGTGTCGGATCTGGTGGTGGTGGACGAGCCGTGGGCGTTCGACCCGGTGCGGGGCACGCAGCTGGACCAGGCCATCGTGCCGACGCAGGCGACGCGGCCGAACGCCCAGGTGTGGAAGGTGTCCACGGCCGGGGACGCGAGCTCGACGTGGTGGCTGGGCAGCGTGGAGGCGGGCCGGGCCGCGGTGAGGGCGGGGCGTACGGCCGGGGTGGCCTATTTCGAGTGGTCGTGCCCCGACGGGCTCGACCCGGGCGATGCCGTCTCATGGCCGCGCTACCATCCCGCCCTGGGGCGTACTATCGGCGCGGAGTCGGTGCAGGCGGCGTTGGATCAGCTGGGCCCGGACGAGTTCGCGAGGGCGTACGGGAACCGGTGGGTGTCGACGGTGGCGCGGGTGATCCCGTTGGAGGCGTGGCGGCGGGCCGGGGAGAACCCGGCGGCGCTGCCCGAGGCGGGCGGGGTGGCGCTCGCCTTCGATGTGGCCGTGGACCGCTCGGACGCGGCGATCGTGGCGGCCTGGCGTGATGAGGGCGGGATAGCGCATGTGGAGGTGGCCGATCAGCGGCCGGGGGTGGGCTGGCTGGCCGAGCGGCTGGGCGAGCTGGTCGAGCGGTGGCGGCCGGTGGCGGTCGGTTATGACGCGGCGGGCCCGGCTTTGGACGTCGCCGATGTGCTCGAGCGGTCCGGGATGGTGCTGGTGGGGTTGAAGGCGCGGGAGTACGCGGCGGCCTGCGCCGGGCTCCTAGAGGCGCTGTGCGCCCCCGAGCCGGCCGTCCGCTACCGGACCCACCCGGCGCTCGATGCGGCCGCCCACGGGGCGGTACGGCGGGCTCTGGGCGACGCCTGGGCGTGGGGGCGGCGCCAGTCGTCGGGGTCGTTGGCGGCGTTGACGGCGGCGACGGTGGCGGTGTGGGCGTTCGATCACGCCCCCGCCGCCCAGGGCGACTTCCGCATCTGGTAGCCATTCCGCGCCGCTTGTGCCGTTTGGCACTAGCGTTGGGGCGCGGTATGTCGATGCTGGCCGGGCCGCTGCCCTACGGGCGGCGTGTCGCGCCCCGCGACAGCGGCTCGCTGATCCCCCCGCCGGGGCCGGTGACGATCGCCGGCCCCTACGTGTTCGACGCCCAGTCGGCCCGCCAGGTGCCGGGCGTGGCCCGGGCCATCCAGCTTTACGGCGGGATGGTGAAGCAGATGCCGATGGACGCCTACCGGGGCTACCAGCGGCTGGCCCAGCCGCGGCTTTTGGCCGCCCCTGACCCCAGCCGGGCCGGGCCCTGGTTCGTACAAATCTCCGTCGAGGACTACCTGCTGTCGGGGAACGCCGTCAGCCTGGTCACGGCCCGCGGCGCGGACGGCTGGCCGCTGTCGGTGCAGTGGCTGCCGATCTCGTGGGTGTACATCCAGTGGAACGTGTATTGGGGGGCGGAAACCGACGTCACCTACTACTACCTGGGCCAGGCGCTGCCCTACGAGGATGTGATCCACGTGCGCCGCGGCGCCGACCGCACCTACCCGGTGCGCGGCGTGGGCGTCGTCGAGGAGGCCCTCACCACCCTGGACCGGGTGGCCATGGAGGAGGAGTACGAGCGCCAGACGCTGTCGGGGGCGGCGGTGCCGTCGGTGGCCATCATCGCCCCCCAGGCGGTGATCCCCCAGGATGTGGCCGATCAGGCCAAATCGGATTGGCTGGCGAAGTTCTCGGGCCCGGTGCGCGAGCCGGCCATCCTGCCCAACGGGACCACGGTGGTGCCGTTGGCCTGGTCGCCGACTGATACGCAGATGACCGAGGCCCGGCATATGAGCCTGATCGACGTGGCCAACATCTTCAATCTCGACGGCTACTGGCTGGGGGCGCCCGTCGCCGGGATGACCTACCGCACCGCCGGCCCCCAATACCAGCAGGTGCTGCGCACCTCCTTGGAGCCGGTGTTGGCCGATTTCGAGGCGGTGTGGTCGAACGCCTGGCTGCCGCGGGGCACCAACGTGCGGTTCCGGCGGTCACAATTGCTCCGCGAGGATCTGGCCACCTCGACGACGGCGGCGGTGGCGGCCTACAACGCCGGGATCATCACCGTCGGCGAGGCCCGCGTCGAGATCGGCCTGCCACCGAACATGCCGGCCCCGATCGGGGTGGGCTCCGATATCGCCACCCCGTCGAACCCGGATATGACGGCCAGCGCCGACGACCCCAACGCGGTGCTGCCCGAAGGGGAACCAGGAGGTCCCGAAAATGGTTGAAGCCCCCGAACGGCGAGTTTTCGTGTCGCCGCTGCAGCTGCGTGACACCCAGCTGGTCGGCAAACCGTTCAAATACTTGGAGGGCCGGGCCGTGCCCTACAACGAATGGGCCGATATCGGCTTCTTCTTGGAGCAGCACGCCCCCGGCAGCTTCGACCAGACCACCCGGGCCGGCTCGGGCCAGCATCTGCCGCTGCTGCTGTTCCACAACAACCAGCGCTGGCCGATCGGCCATGTGGAATCGTGGCGGTCCGGCGACGACGGCCTGAGCGGGGTGTGGCGGCTGAACGAGCTGCCCGAGGCGCAGCAGGCCGCCAGCCTGGCCAGCGCCGGGGACCTGACCGGCATGTCGATCGGGTTCCAGCCGGTCAAGTCGGACTGGGAATACCTCTCCGACGACGAATGGAACCCTGATGTGGGCCGCAAGGACCGGGTGACGCGCACCGAGTCCCGCCTGCTCGAGGTGTCGCTCACGCCGACCCCGGCGTTCGCCGGCGCCGAGGTGGCGCTGGTGCGTACCGCGGAACGGCCCCGGGCGCGGGGGAACACCCGCCTGGACGGCTGGGTCCGCGAGCTGGCGAAACTGAGGCGCTAACCTTCGGGCCGCGATAGCCGCGGCCAGCCCGCCCAACGGCCGGCCCGGGCCGGGCGTGCCAGCCGTCGAGGCGGCGCCCACCCGGGAGCCACCGCATTGGACAGCTCGGCGCCGAGCACTAAAGCGCCCCGAAGCAAGTCCGAACTTTTGCGGAGGTTTCCCCTGTCATGCCGAACGTTGTCCTTGACCGTCTGCGCGGCGAACGCCAAGAACTGATCAACACCATGGAATCGATCCTCGGCCAGGTCGAGGGCCGGGATTTGACCGACGCCGAGCAGTCCGTGCTCGGCCACACCCGGGAGCGCATCGCCGAGGTGGACCGCCAGATCGAACCGTTGGAGGAGTACGAGAAGGTCAAGGCGGCGCACGCCGAGCGGGTCGCCGCCCTGCCCCGCCCCGAGCCGGTCACAGTCGGGTCGCGGGTGGCGGCCGAGCCGCGCCGCGCCGACGGCGGCGACCGGGCCCCGGTGTACCGTTCGGCCGGGCATTTCGTGGCCGACCTGTGCCGCGCCGCGGGCTGCCAGCCCGGCGGCGGCTTCGGTTCCCCGGATGAGGCCGCCGCCCAGCGGGTCTACCAGGCCCGGGTGGTCGCCGACCAGAAAACGTCCGACACGACGGGTGTGTTGCCCACCCCGATCGTGGGACCGGTCGTCGACCTGATCGACAACAACCGGCCGCTTATCTCGAGCCTGGGCGGCGCCCGGGCCATGGGCGGCATACCCGGCGCCACGTTCTCCCGGCCGAAGATCACGCAGCATGTGACGGTCGGCCAGCAGGTGCCGGCCGGCGGGGCGGGCGAGAAAACGCAGCTGCCGTCGCAGAAGATGACCATCACCCCGGTCAGCTTCTCCAAGTCGACCTATGGCGGCACCGTCGACATTTCCCGCCAGGACATTGACTGGACGTCGCCGTCGGCGTGGGACATTTTGATCAAGGACCTGGCCGACGTGTACGCCGTGCAGACCGAGACGGCGGTGGCGGCGGCGTTCAAGGCGGCGTCCACGGCGACGCCGGTGGTGGTGGCCACCAACGACCTGAAAGGCTGGGCGTTGGCGCTCTATACGGCGGCCATGCACTCCTATCAGGCCGCCTTCCGGATGCCGGACCGCATCTGGTGCTCGCTGGACGTGTGGGCGGCGTGGGGATCGCTGGTCGACGTGGCCCGCCTGGTGATACCCCAGGATCGGGTGTCGGAGATGGGCGCCCCGGGCACGTCGGAGCTGGCCAGTTTCGCCGGGGATCTGCTGGGCGTGCCCCGCATCGTGGTGCCCACCTTCGCGGCCGGCACATGCTTCGTCGGCAATTCGAGCCTGTACGAGGTGTACGAGGAGGTCATCGGGCTGCTGTCGGTGATCGAACCGTCGATCCTGGGTGTGCAGGTGGCCTACGGCGGCTATGTGGCGTTCGGCACTTTGTCGGCCACCGGGATCGTGCCGTTGACGCCGCCGGCCGGGATGCCGACCGTCCTGGAAGGGCCGTCCGGCGACGCCGACGCCCAGGCCTACATCGACAGCCTGCAGGCCCAGCTCGACGCGGCGAAAGCGGCCCAGGCCGAAGCGAAAGCCGAAGCCGAGCCCGAGGCGACCCCGCCGGCGCATGCCACCGGCGCCACCAAAAAGTCGGCTAACTGACCGATGGCGTGGACGCTGCGCCCGGCCGGGTCGTGGGGAGTGGCTACTACCAACGCGCCCGCCACCGACATGGCCGCGGTCATGGCCCTGCCGGGCTCGTGGAAGTACGACACCAATCCCTACGGCGGGGCGCAGCGGGTGTTCGTCCGCAAGGACCAGTGGGCGAACCTGTCGGCCACACCCGGTGTCGACTCGATCACCCCGAACTCCGGCACCGCCGCCGGCGGCACGCCGGTCGTGGTCCAAGGTGAGGGTTTGACCGGGTCGACGGGCGTCACCTTCGGCGGCACATCGGGCACCGCGTTTTCGGTGGTGTCGGACGCCCAGATCAACGTCACCACCCCCGCCCACGCCTCGGGGACGGTGGCCGTGGTCGTCGCCAACCCCCGCGGGAACGTCACCGTGTCGAACGGCTACACCTACTCGTGACCGTCACCCTCACCGACCGCTACTCGTGGGGTATCGCCCATTGTTCGACCCCGGCCGAGGTGGCGGCCTGCCTGGCGCTGCCGGGGTCGTGGGCGATGGGCGCCCAGCCGACGGTGTGGGTCCGCAACGACCAGTTCGCCGCGGCGACCGGGCCGCCGCCGCCGCCGGTGGCCGGCTACGTGGTGTGGTTCGACGCCACCCAGATCACCGGCGTCGCCGACGGCACGACGCTGGCGTCGTGGGCGGACGCCTCCGGGAACGGAAACACCGTCACCCAGGGCACCCCCGCCAACCAGCCGACCTATTCGACCACCGCCCACGCCATGGCCGGGCATCCGGCCGTGTGGTTCTCGACCAACGGCCGGCTAATCGCCAACACCCCGAACCTGCCCCAGCCGTTCTCGGTGTTCGTGGTCTGCCAGCCCGACTCGCTGGCCGCGGCCACGGCCCGCTACGCCGTCGGCACTGCCTACTACGCCGGGGTCGGCCAGCTGAACAGCACCTCCGACTGGATGGCGTACATGGGCGCCTCGTTCGACTCGGCCATCGTCTCCGCTGTCGGCTCGCCGTCAATGGTGGTCGCCGTGGTGAACGGGGCGACCTCGACGATCACCGTCAACGGCGCCGCTGGCGTGACCGGCAACCCCGGCACCCAGCCATTCAACGGCACCGCCATCGGGGTGTCGACGACGACGGCGGCGCCGCCGTTCACGGGCTGGACGGGCGGGTTCATCGGCTCGGTCGGAGAGGTGATCGTCTACCCGTTCGCGCTCACCCCGGCACAGGTGGCCAGCCTGCACGGCTACGCCCAGTCTAAATGGGGGACACCCTGAATGGCGTACTGGCCGAAACTGCAGGAGGTCCGGTCGCTGCTCAGATTGCAGCCAGACCCGGCCGAGGACGGCATCATCACCACCGCCCTGGTCGCCGCCATCGACTACGGCAACCGGCGCCTCAACTACCTGTACCCGGTCCCGCCGTTCGATGACGGCACCCTGCCCGACGCCGCCCACGAGGCCTGCCTGATGCACGCGGCGCGGCTGTACCGCCGCCGCGACAGCGTGGACGGCACCATCGGCTGGGGGGACATGGGCGTCACCCGGGTCGGCCGCACCGACCCCGACGTCGACGCCCTGTACGCGGTGTGCGGGCCGATGGTGTTCGGATGACCGACTTCGATATCGGCGCCCATTTCTGGTCGGCCGAGCACACCAACGACCACGCCCGCCACGTTCCCCTCAAGGGCGCCGCGACGGCTGCCCAGACCATCGCCGCCACCGCCGGCATCACCACCTACGCCAGCCTGCCCACCCCGCTGACCACCACCGTCAGTTTCGTGTCCGGGCCGTGGCTGTGCCTGTTCATCCTGACCGCCTACGTCGACATAGGCGCCAACAACGTCGAGGTGGCCCTGTCCCTGGACTTCTCAGGGGCGACGGTGCTAGCCGCCGGGACCAACACCGAGGACCGCCTGCACGTCAACGCCAAGTCGCCGGTCGGCTCCACCCTGTCGCGGTCCGACTACGCCTTCGTCAACCCGGGCGATACCGTCATCGAACTGAAATACGCGGCGACGGGGGCGGCCACCGTCTCCGACGTGGCGCTGGCCGTCATGCCGCTACGCCACCAGATCACATGAGCTGGGACCGCCAGACCGTGTCCGCCGCCCTAGTCGACATGCTGGGCCCGGCCACCGGGGTCACCGTCCATCCCATCCCGCCCGAGGTGCTCAACCCGCCCTGCGTGGTGGTGTCGCGCCCCCAGACCGTCTCCTATTCGACGGCGGCGCCGACCATAGACGAGGCCACCCTGCCGCTGATCGTGTGCGGCGGCATCGAAACCGAGGACGCCGTCGAGGCCACCAAAACGGTGTGCCGGCAGACCATTCTCGCCGACCCGTCGCTGGCCGGGACGGTGCAGGCCTGCTGGCCGTCCGAAGAACGCAACTGGCGGAACATAACCGGGGCGGGCGGCGTGCAACTTTTGCTTGTCGAGCTGGTCCTACAAATCCAAATGTGAAAGGGAGGCAACCAATGACCATGACCGAAGAAGACGTCGGCAACGGCGGGCCGCCCGGCCCGGAACTGACCTTCACCGGCGACCCCGTCCCGCCGTCGGCGCAGCCGCTGATCCTCAACGACTGCTACTTCGAAATGTCCGGCGTCAACCTGCGCTGTTTGGTGAAGCATTTGGAGGCCGGATTTCCGGAGAACAAGCCGGTTACGGTCACCACGTTCTGCGCCGAAACCGACTACCCCGGTGTGACCAAATGGCATCTGCGGGTCACGTTCTACCAGTCCTTCGACGCCGGCGCTGTTTACGCCACGTTGAACGCCGCCTACAACGCCTATGTGGCGTCGGGCACCCTCACCCAGTGGCGGGCCCGGCCGTACTCGAGCCGGGCGGCGTCGGCGACCAACCCGTGGATTTCCGGCTACGCCGTCCCGCAACCATTTGAACTTTTGGCCGGCGACGCCGGGGCCGCCTCCGAGGTGGCCATCGACTGGAACTTGTCGCAGCCGCCCACCGTCGACACCGGCACGGTGGCGGCCACCACCGCCATCGCCGGGGCGCCCGGCTACTTCCAGCCCTCCGGCGCTCAATCCCCCGCCAACCTGGCCGCCCTGACCGGGGTGACGGCGTCGCCGACCACGGCGTGGGCCACCGGGCAGTACATCATCACCGGCGACCTGCTCGCCAACCACTGGACCGGGTCGGCGTGGGCGGCCGGCAAAGCCTGACATGGCCGCCGCCCCCACCGTGGCCGTGGTCGGGCTGCGGGCCCTCAACCGCGACATAGCCCGTCTCGTCGACGACCGCGGCCCGCTCAACAAGGTGATGGCCGCGGCGGGCCGGGTCGCGGCCGAGCCGGTGGCGGCGGCCACCCGCTCGGCCCTGCCCGAAGTGTCGGGGCGCCTGTCCGGCGACGTGCGGGTCACCGCCTCCCGGTCCGGGGCGGCGGTGCGCATGGGCCGCACCAGCCTCCGCTACGCCGGCTGGGTCGAGTTCGGCGGCGCCCGCCAACGCCCCCACCTCTCGCAGCGGCCCTACCGGCCGCAGGGCCGCTACCTGTTCCCCCACGCCGTCGAGCTGGCCTCGACGTCGGCCCGGCTGTACGCCGACGCCCTGGCCCGCGGTTTCGCCGGCTACCCGTGGGCCAACACCACCACCACCGACCCCGGAGCCGTCCATGACTGACGACGCCCTGCCCACCCTGGTGCACGTCACCCAGTCGTTCTGCGCCCGGCTGCCCTCCCAGCGGCTCCTCGACCAGATCCGCCACTGCGAGCCGGGCGCCACCTTCGCCGAGATCGCCGAAACCCAGC